GTCTTTTCCTTGATTAGTATTATCAAATGTTGGTGTGTCTTTCATTACTGAACCCTGTTGTTCAGCGTCCATCAATCTCATCTTAGTACGATCAATGCTAACAACAAACCTTTTGTTTCTATTCGGATCATTATATCTATTCTTCAATTGCTTAATCATAATATGACCTTCAGCTTCAAGCTCTTCACTTGATACAAGTGCAAACATTAAATCTGCAGTAGCGGGTAATCCAAAAGACTCACTTGTGTCTTCCAACCCAGGATCTGAATTAGAAAAACCCTTACGTGTCGTTTGCGTTGCAGAGACAATCGGTAGGTCGAACTCGACGGCAAGACCTCGTAGCTCTTCTGCAATTGCTTTGATATATCCATAACTATTACCTTCTCCACTCATCTTAATACGTGACGATGCACATATGTTTAAATAGTCGATCATAATAATATCAGGCACAAAGCCTTTCTTCAATTTCAATTCATTAAGTAATGCTCTAAAGTGATTTGAGTTACCAGTACCAGTAGGATACTCTTTCACAATCAGCTTACCATTCGTCTTAGTCTTTAAACGATTGACTGCATTACTAAACATTTCTTCTGACATATGTTCAATCTGATCGATTGGAATATCAAGTAAGTTAGCATCAATACGTTCTGCAATACGTTCTTCACTCATTTCCATGGTTATGTATAAGCAGTTCTTACCTTGTATTAAAGCATTTGCTGCCACATGACACATAAACAATGACTTACCAACACCTGTACCAGCAAGTGCAATGTTAAGACTTTTGTTTGATAATCCACCCTTTGTAATTGTATTCAATAGGTCTATATCAAATGGTATCTTTTCTTCTTGAGCATGATAGAATGCATAACGTTCAGCAACGTTCTCAAGGTAGTCGTGACCAACATTCGTATCAAATGTAACACCTAACGCTTTTGTAAGTAAATCAGGCAATGCATCTTTGGTTAACTTCTGATGCTTACCATCAATGATTTGAATAGACGTCATAATAGAATTGAAGAGTGCTCTATCTTGACACCACTTCTCTGTACGATTATAAAGCCACGTCTCATCTACAGGTTCAGGCTTAAACAACTCAGGCATAATCTCAACTACATGACGATACTGTTCATCAGTAAACTTTGAAGTTTGATCTATCTCAACCATCAAAGCTTCTGATGTAGGTAGCGTATTATATTTGGTAGTATAATCTATTACTTGTTTAAACAACTTCTGATAGACACCTTCGAAATACTCTGGCTGAATGAAAGGTATAACTTTACGTGTATAGCTTTCATTCGTCAGTAGATTTCGAAGGACAGTTTGTTCTATATTTGCATTAATCATTTGGACTCCAAGTCTTCTAATACGTCATATAATATCGCACCTGCAACCTTTTGTAAACCCTCATTTGTTTCTGGATCTAAATCAATTTGTGGACCATCAATTACATCAAAGTTATATTTAAGCTGATCGTCTTTTAATTGTAGCTTTCCAAATCCAATAACAGTTTCAACAAACTCGCCAGTTAGAATACGGATATGCCAATGATCCTCTTCACTAGGAATCATCTCATAATCTATATTCTGTTTCATGATGACCCAAGCCTTGCTTCCGTTGCTATTGAATCCATTGGAACAAGTGACTCATGTCCAATCTGATATTGCTTCTTCAAGAACTCTTTGAACTGACCATCGGCAAAGATTGGTTTCCAGAATGATTCTTCAAGTGTTTCTTTTTGCCTTACCTTCGGTTCCATTAGTTCACCTGTTTCCATATCAACACGACAATACCAACCATTAGATGGTTTAGCAACAAAGTTACCTGCCAATGCAACATCAAGTAAACCTGACCATTTTTGTACGCCACCTTCCCATGATACACTAATAGGAATCTTAGACTTCTCTTTTACAAAGCGTGACTTCTCAACATTGATTACAAAGTGATAACCTTTAATCTCGGTACCTACTTTATCTTGTTGACGACCAATAATCCAAATGTTATCAGCTGAATAGTAAATACCAGTACCACCTGAAACAATAGCTTTAGGAAACAATCCGATTTCTTGATAGGTATGGTTAACAGCAATCAATGAGATGTTCTTCATAGCAAGATAAGGTGTGGCCATACGGAACAAACCTTTCAATGCTTTTGCACGAGACATATCAGCAACTGATTTCTCGTTCATTGTATCTTCCATCTCTTTCTTTGATGCAACATTACCAATAGAATCGATTACTACAATAACATTATCCGCACGATCCATTGCTTCTAGCTGACCTATGAGATCAAACTTAAGCTCTTCAACATTTGTAATAGGTGTATGTAATACTCGAGATGGATCTACTCCAAACTGTTTAAAGTAAGATTGAGGTGAACCAAACTCTGAGTCATAGAATAACATAACAGCATCGTCATGTTTATCAAGATAGGCGGCTGCCATAAGTAATGCAAACGATGTTTTAAAGTGTTTAGATGGACCAGCCAAAACTGTAAGACCTGGAGTTAATCCACCATCAGGATCACCTGACAAAGCAACATTGACCATTGGTACAGGTGTAGTTGCTACTGGTAGTTCATTAAAGAACTTAGACTCCGACAATACTTCAGTATGTTTCAGCTTAGAGTTCTTCTTCAATCTATCCATTATACTCATAATATTTCCCATTCTACGTTTGATTCGTTAAATAATTGTTTCATCATTTCAAATGACTCTTCCCATTGAGGTTTAGGTTTACCACGCATAACAACACGTTTAATCCCAACTTGAATTACACCAAGTGCACAGTTTGCACAACATGGTAGTCCGTGTACATAAAGAGTAGCTCCATCAAGAGAAACACCGTTGTACGTTGCATTGTAGATTGCATTCATTTCAGCATGGATCATAAACTTGTATTTGGTTTCACGATCCGTTAATCTACTTGGCTCATCTTTTATATTACGTGGGAAGCCATTAAAGCCTTGTGCTAATACTTGACCCTTATTACCGACAGCAACCGCACCAATCTTACTTGATGGATCCTTTGACCATTGAGCAACGCCCATGGCCATATCTAAATAACGATGATCCCACTTAGTACTCATATTATATCACAACTCATTCTTTTAGTAAATAGCTAATTGCATCATGATGTTCATATTCATTTATTGTTATGTCTTCAGGTACAAACGAATAGAGCGACTCTTGCTTCTTAAATGAATATGTAGGCATTTGAAATGGCACACGAGATACTTGCAATTCAGTTGCTTCCCAATGAGGTTCATAGATGTGTGCATCGCCAATCATCATCTTTACTCTACGTGCTTTTAAACCTGCAAGTGATGCAAAGCAAAGTGTCATGGCTGATGCAAGTAATGCATCTGCTGGTACACCAATCATCCAATCACCTGAACGTTGTGTCCATAGCATATCAAGATGTTCACCATCACTCCAGAATTGATATGAGTAATGACAACAAGGTAAGTCTATATTCTTAAGATTAGATGGATCCCAACCAGTAATCAACATACGACGATCAAATGGATCGTTCTTCAGAAGATCTAATACAGTTTCCATTTGATTTACACCATGAAAGTCTCTCCATGCATTACCATAATCAAGATTGATTGTTCCATCAGGCTTAGCCCACTTCTTCCAGAAGTTACAACCGAACCGAGTGAAGTCATCAATGTGTTTTGGACCACGAATAAGCGCAGCATATTCACCGAGCACACCTTTATAATGACTCTTGCGAGTTGTTAAAAGTGGTAGACCATCTTGTAGATCAAAGGATACATCAAGAAAAGATATTGATTTAGTTAAACCATTACGTGTTTGCCGTTCATGTCCATTCTTAATAATATGCAAGGCGTCAGCAAGGTAATTAGTTTCAAATGTGCTCATGACTTTCCCTCTATCCAATAATTTTTTGTTAATATTTCAAAGTTAGTATTCTCATCACCATATATTAGTTCTGTTTGTGTAAAGAACTCATCTATCTCTTCCATAGGCAAGAAGGTATCACACTCGAAATCACCTCTTATACGTGTAAGATAGAACTCATCTATGATGGGTATACATTGTTCTATAAGTTTAGCCCCACCTATAATCCATTTATTAGTAAGGATTAGATTAAAAGGTATTGCTGGAATTTTATCATTTACATCA